CATCAATAGAAAGAAAGATCACCATTGCATGTGGATTATTTTCTACAATACGCCAAGACAAATTAACCTGCCATGAAGTCTTACCAGAGTTAGAAGAACCGCCGATAAAGATAACTTTTTCCTGAATGTCACCATCAGTAGTTGCAGATAAGATTGGCATATCACCGCCCCAATCCGTATACTTGCCACTGGATGGATCTTCCTGATACTCCTTAATCCCCAGAATATTATTAACACGGGCAGAAGTATCCATAATGTCAGTGTTGTTCATTTGGTTAATCTGTCCTATATTAGACAGTGCTTCATTGAGTAAAAGTTCAGGATCATCTCCTGAGTTATTACTCAAATCTTTAACCAACTTATCGACAATTGCTCTTTTTGAGTCCTGACTTCTACGAGTTTTTTCTCTTTCAGATTTATTTACTTCATCACGAATAACTCTATCGCTATATCCAGTAAATATAGATAATTCAGAGATCATCTTTTCTCTTCTGATAGAGCTAGGCTCACTGGTTATAATTGGAACCATTTTTTCGCAAATATCTGCAGGATCTATATCTTCATCTTCAAATAAAGACAGTCGCCAAGAGAATGATGAAATCCTCGGAATCTCTTTAAATTTTTGTATACCATACTTACGAATGAATTCGTCTGGGTCTATCTTAACTCTAACGCCATCTACATATTCATCAGGCAAAAATACAAATGAGAATTTAATATCATGGGTTTTTGCGACGACTTTGTCTAGCATATCTATAGCCTTTTGTCTGCCAGCTACATCGTTATCTAGACAGATGGTAACATTATACAATCCATTACGTCGCAAAGTGTTCAAGTGTGCTTCAGAAAAATCTAAACCACAAATACCGACAGCATTAGTCATACCATGATTATGTAGGCTTAATGCATCAGAATTTCCTTCTACAATAAAAATAGAATCAGTTGATTTTTTAGCTTTATCTAATAGATATAGCCGCTCATTTTTCTTGTAGATATTCTTTTTAACGCCATTTTTGGTTCCAATAAATTTTGGCCCATTGATAAGTTTACCCTCATCATTGAGCACTCCGTCGTAATTTAAATTACGAGCTTGAAATCCAACAGGCCTTCCAAATTCATCACAAATGGTATAAATAAAATTAGAAGGATTGAATAACATCGGATTGCATAAATCAATTTCATCGATAAATGTATTTTTAAATCCAAGATTATTCAAATATTTTCTCAGGTCTGCATTGTCATTGCATACTCCAACTCTATATTTTTTCATGAACTCTTGACTGAATCCACGTTTCTCCATTTCACCCAATTGTTTATCATTAAAATTAGTCTGAGAAATAATATAGTTTGAAGCAGCCTCATAGGCCTGATACATATTAAGCTCATATATTTCGTCTTCAGATAATTTTCTATATACAAGCTCAATTCCATATTTATCAGCGAGATATGCAACAGTATTATCGACAAATCCTGGCCCAGACATCGGTTTATCTTCCAACACATGTGCTGCATTGAAAATGTCCATAGTTGAACCGCAGCTCATACATTTAACAAGAGGATAACCTTGTTCTGCCATAAACATAGACATAGATGGATGATGGTCATCATGATCAGGATTTAGACAACAAATTTTCTTGCCATTCTCAACATTGAGGCCATGCTCATGTAGATATGCAGGCAAGAACATCCGAATGCTATCAAGCTGACTTTCAAAGTCACTTATTTTTCTGTAAGACATATCTCGCCTTTATAATTATTTATCTTTAGCTTTTTCTTCTGCTGCTTTTACAGCTGCCTCTGCAGAATCGGCAAGCTTCTCTGCAGCTTCTGCTGCTGATTGTTCAGCCTCTTGTTCTAAGCGGTCACGATGTGCTTTGAGCTCTTGTCCAAGACGAGTCATCTCTTCTTCAAACTCTTCGCGGGTAATCAGTTTCTTACCTTCAAGAATAGAGAGAATTGCTTCGCAAATCAGGAAGTTCGACATCCATTTACCGTCTTGTTCTACAAATGCTTGGCTTGCACGTCCAAGTGCACTTTGAAAGCTGCCCAATGCAAAGTATACTTCAGTGAATCGTTTAGATGCTTCTGAAAAATCTTTAACTTCGATTTGAGGTACTTGTTGTTCTTGTTTTTGTTCAGACATTATGTGTATCCTTGTTCTTCTTTTTGTTGTTTACACAGGGTTCTATAATTGCAATATGCACATTGCCAATCACCAATCGGATTAGCTTCGGGTTTTTTAACCCACTTTTCATATTTAGTTTTAGCAATTTCGCCTTCGTTCCAAAGTCGAATTACTTTTTCTTTTGAATAAACATGCTCATAATCGGGTGGAGGTGGCTCATCTTTATAATCACGAGCAGAATTAATCTGCTCTTCATATCGTTGAAATACACCTTCTAATGTAATTCCTGGCATATCATAAGAGTGAGCTACGCCTTTTACATCTTCCGTATCGATATGAATATAGGTTTTATCGCCTTCAGGCCGCAGTGTTATCCAGAATTCTCTATTGTTCTCAGGTCCACCGCAGGCTCTATCAAAATAGGTTAATAAGACACGCTTAATGCCACCTTTATCTGGAGCACTAAAGTAATGCAAATATAATGCTGCTTGCATTACATTTTGATGCTTAGGCATAGGAACACGGCCGCCAATGCCACCATATTCTGCTTTAGCCTGGTAATTTGCAGAACTATATGTTTTCGATTCTACAATAATTACTTCACCAGTATCAGGATCCTTGATTGCAATATCAATCTCGCCAGACAGATAATACTCGGGAATAGAGAATTTTAGATTATTCATCAGAAAGAATCCGCCCAGCTTGCACTGCTCAATAATCCATTCTTCCCACATTTTACCTGCAGCAAAAATATATTGACTATAAGCACCAGAAGGATCGGATTCAGAATAACCTGCAAGACGATACCAGGTGGCCCTTAGACATCCACCATGAACCTTTGTTGGGTCGTCAATATCACGACAGGAAGCAGAAGATGGGTAGAGTGTTTTAAGACGACTACCTTTTAACGCCGGTGGAGCCAACATGTTATCTTCTATTTGTTTAAAAAATTTCATTAGTTGAACTCAGTTAAAAAATGGATAAGGTCCATAGGCATATATGGACGCATATCAAATGAATGTTCATACAGAATATCGTCAACTTCGATTCTGCATTTATAATAAAGCCTAATCATCATGTCTTCATCTCTACGAATACTTACACCAATTGGCTCACCTATTTCGCTAAGAGAAACGTCAGCATATGGTGTTAATTCATAAATAGAAGTTTTATTATTCGCCATTGCTTTAATACATGCAAGAAGAATAGATTTCTTAATAGAGACATGAAGATTCACACCACGAGCGGGGACAGCTTCTCCGTTAAAAGGAATGCCGTCAAAATCAACTTTATCCTCAGGGAAAAAAGTCGCCTTCATATTAATATTTTCAAGGCCATCAATGAAAAACTGTTTTATCATTATTGTTTGTTCTCCAAAATCGCTCTTTGGATGTCAGAAATCCATTTACTGGCGACAAGCTCAATTGCGGTTGATGTTAATCTAAACTCATCTTCTTCTAAAATATTCTCTTCGATATGACGATCTCTCAAACAATAAGTGCAACCGTATAGAATATCTGTCCCAATTTCTTTTGCTTTAAGTATCATAAAACCATGGCGAATATCGTCCTTATCATTATGAAGCGAAAGTTCAATTCCTACAGAAAGACTATCTGTTCGGAACCGCCCAATTCTTTTATTAGTCATAGTTCGTAAGCAATTTGTAATATGGGATTTTGTAATAGAAGAGAGTGGATGTTCAGACATTTTATTTTCCGTTATTATTTTATAATAAAAATAGCCGGGCCGTTTCCGACCCGACATATTATCTTGTAGAGATTGTAACATCCCTAAGTCCATTAAAATCACGAACTACATCGATATCTGCAGTTTTAATATAAAATGGACCAAACCGTATAGTTGTTTTATTGATCTTGACACCTGGACTAACCTCTGGTTCAAAATTAGCCATAGTAATAAATACCTTCGTATTATTGTCATCCTCAGATTTATTATCTCTTATTTTATTTAAAATGGTTCTAAATCTAATTGGAGAAGGGATTCCGGTCATGTTTATAGTAATCTCATCAAATGTAGATGCAGCCTCTTCATTTGAATTAGAAGTATCTACAGTTAAATCCAAAACGGAATTAATTACACAATCAATACCAGTTCCTCTATAACTAGGCTTTGCACTTATAAAACATTGTAGGTATTTACCAGCGGCAAATAAGTCTTTATTAGGCTCATAGACATTAGAGAATGCAGTTAGGGCATAATCCCTACCGGATATATCTTTAGCCTCGATAAAAGCCATAAGTTTGCCGGTTTTAGTTGTAATAACTCTAACCTTTGATACCTGACAAACGGTCGCACCATTATAAATCCCATTTTTAGCAACCTCATTTTCAATAAAGGCAGAGTCATGATGAGGATCTCTGATATCCTTTGTAATAACATCCATAGGATTGCCAGAGATATACACTCCAATTAAATCTTTTTCTGCTTCCAGAATTTCAAGAAGAGTGAACTCTTTGAATAAAGGATCAACAAAATACGTATGTTCAATTTTACAAAATTCTTTTATTCTCTCTTCGGCTTCAGGAGTTAAAGCTTTAGCGGCTCTGCACTCTTTTTTGAGTGCTCCTTTAGGATCAAAATCAAGAATAAACTTAGAATATGAGCGGATAAGGACACTTCGCTTATACCCAAAAGAATCAACAGCGCCGGAAAGAATTAAACTATCACAAACCTTCTTATTGATATTAGTAGTCAACAAATAAGTTCTAAGAAGAAAATCCCCAAAACTACTATAAGGTCTAAGTTCAATCAATTTACTAACAGCACCATCACCAATACCACGAATACCAGATAAACCATAAATGATATCATTATTACGGTTAAGACCAAATGTACCAACAGATTCATTCAGGTCGGGTGGCAAGATATTAATACCTTTAGAAACAGCATCCTCCATATAGGTTTTCTTCATAGGAGGATCAGTTTCACAAGTAATAATAGAGCAATAAAACTCTTCCGGATAATTGGCCTTAAGCCATGCAGTGTAATAAGTCAGATGACCGTAGGAGTACGCGTGTGAAGCATTAAACGCATACCTCGCAAATTCCAGGAGCTCTTCCCAGAACTGCGCTACTTCCTGTTTATCTTCACCATTGGCCACTGCACCATTGATGAAGTCTTCTCTGAGTGATGCTAGTTTGGCTGCATCTTTTTTACCAACAGCCTTTCTTAAAACATCGGCTTTAATATCAGAGAATCCACACATTTCTTTTGACAATCGGAGGAAGCCTTC